AAGCTCTAACCATTTTGATCTTCCGTAGCTTTGCGTGATCCACTCGCGGAGTTCTTCTTCAGCCTCTGCTGCTGCTCTAACCTTCGCCCAGCGATCCAACGCCGTAGCATTGGTGCTTTTGCTTGATATACCTTTTTTTTGTAATTGTTTCTTAGCTTGGTCAGTCGCGTCAAAGAATTGTCCTATCTGCTTACTTAGTCCAGCAATGGTTTTACCAGCGGCTAACCCTGTTTTGATACCTGCAAGAATTGTAATAGGGTCCATATCACATGCCGTCGTTACGGGTAAGTTCCACAGTCTTTTCTAGTATGGCAATGCGAGATTGCAGTTTAATGATCTCCATCATATGACTAGCCAAACCACCCATATCCTCATTGATCATATCTATGTCTTCCCAGATCTCATTATCTGCGTCTTCCATGTCATCATAAAATTCTGCCAGTATATCAATGATTTCTTGCAGATGATCTGTATTACGTTGCACGTCCCTGATTAGATTTGTTTTATCAGTGGCGTTATTCTCAACAGTTAAGATATTTACTGTCTCCTCCAACCCCGATATTGTACTAGCTTGCTGGGCAGTCCACCAAATAAAACCACCGATTTGAAGTATAACAACTCCAACTACAGCAATGCTTACCTTTGGTAGACCTTCCATCTATCTGTACCCTCTACGAGCCGCCACAGCTTCACGTTGCACATCAATACGCTCACGGTTTACATCACTGCGCTCGTCTGCAATCTGCTCCTGAAGTTCTAATCTAGCTGAATCCGTGGTAGCTTGTTGCTCCATCTTCATCTGTTCTAAGTTAAGCTTGGCCTGTTCAAGAGAAGATTTTTGCTCCGTCTCCATTTGTTTGATAGCCAGTTCCTGCATACGGATACCAACCAGAGGATCTTGTTCCTCCCCGCCAGAACCCTTGTACGTGAGCATAGGCATAATCTCTTGGAGAAGCTGAGTCTCTACCTGCGCTACACGAGCTTCAATCATATCAGGTTGCATCGGTGGTTGCATCGGTGGCTGTGCCCCAACCTGCATCAACGCCATCTGCTGTTGCTGCTGCTGTTGGATCTCACTCTGTACAATTGTACGAGCCTTCATATTAACGTGCTGTAACACATGACTAAACAACGAGGCTAAAACAGCAGGTGTCTGTTGTAGTATACTTAATTCCAATAATGATATGTGCGCTGCAATGTGTGAATCGTGATCTTGCTGTGGATATGCCTGTGGTGTTTTACCGCCAATCATAGCCGCATTCTCCGTTGCTGGATCTTGTGGCTGTGGCTGTGGAGCAGGGGGTAATATCTCGTCTATATTCTGCACCTCCAATGCTTGATACATCCTTCTATAGGCGGCGTGTAAGTTGTGCATCTGGGGATTAGATTGCGCCAACTGTAACTGCGTTTGAGCTAAAGTCACCCGCTGCGCCATTGAAAAGATGTTCGGATCGCTGACTGGGAGGACGTCAATCCGACCATCGAAGTCTTCAGCCTTGACCTGTGACGGTGCACCCGCAACCGCGTACGGATACATCGGAGGAAGGTTCTCGGCGAAGATACGCGCCAGTAAACGAAACTCCGTTTTCTGTGCGTAGTGCAAACGTTTGTGAATCGCAGACATAACTTTCATGCCACGTTCAATCAAAGCCACAGTCGTGCCAACAGGCATCTCGTTATTCATGTCACCGATTTGTTGATCTGCTAAAGCAATAAAGCGTCGTCCGTCTTGCACCAATCCACCCAACATCGAGGCTAGTGTAGCCGATGGTTCTTTGTATGGTAGCGGTATAATAGCGTCTCTGATGCTCCCTCCTGGGGCGTCAATGTCTCTCCACTCACCTGGTTGCAACGGCTCATCGTCATTTCGTACCCTCACTCCACGGGCTTTAAAACCAGCAGGTAGGTTGGCTAGTGTCCCCGCATCGATCAACTGACGTAGTAAACTAGTAGCCGCTCGACCCAATCCACCAATCATGTGAATCAAACCAAAACCATAGAAACCCAAACCCGGCATAAACTTGTAATGCACAAAGTACTGAGTCTTTTTCTTAATCGGATCATCCATCCCGTAGTTCCTACGGATAGCCAAAATCTGATTGGAGTTCTCGTCAATCGTAACGATGTAAGGAAGCTTAATGCCTGTAGCCTCACCCGTCGTTGGGTCTTTGTCTTCAAATCCTTCTATCTCCAGATCGGCGTGAACCTCTAGAATCGTTAGCACATCGTCGCTATAGTTCTTGGATAAACCCTCTAGCTCGTTGACCTTCTGCTTAACAGCATCTTCGTCTCCCTCTTCCGAAGTTACCAGATCTACATCGCGGTACATTCCCGCGTACTGCATCTTCGTAACTTCGTTTTCATCCATCCGAAGTACGTGCGTAACCCTCGTCGCCGTCGCCAAATCCGTCGCTGAATACGGTACAACCAGATCCTGCGCTGGAATAAACTTAGATACCGCCCTCTGTTTCGTAGGATCAAAGTATACTTTCTTAAACGTAGATCCAGATAAGGGTAAATAAAACAACATCTGATCCATGTCCGGATCGTATTCTTCCATAATTTCCGTAATCTGATAGTTCATGAAGTCCTTGATGCGAGTAGCCTGATCCTCACGAGCAGCATCTTTTAGACCCACAATGTTAGTTCTAACTGGCCCACCCGATGGCAGAAGTTCCTTATATGCCTGTGCTTGGAACTGAGTCACGCTCTCACTAACCATCGGATGGACAATGCCGCTTGCCCCTTCAAACGGCGTTGACCTGTCCTCTGTCTTAATGCCTAATAGGTCAAGACCGTTGACGTATGTGTCTTCCCACTCGGATCTTGAATCGAGATCATCCTTGTATAATCCCCTTAATTCCGAGGACAGCGATCCAAGGACCGAATCATCCAGAAAGTCAGCTAAGTTTGCGTCAAACGGTATTAACTCTTCCTGTGGCATTTCATCTGCCATCATCAGAGCTTGAACAATGGCTCCACCCATTCCGTCTTCTATGACTTCTGCACCACCTGGAAAGGTTTCTGGTACATCGATAGGGATTTCTACATCTGGTAGTCCCTCTGTGTCATCCAGATCTAAACCTGGAGTAACCATGTTAGGTGGTAATGCCATCAATAATACACCCTTTTACGGGGCCTCCATTCTGTTTCGTCTTCGTTCTCACCACGTAGGTATATAAACCCACCCTGACGAAAACGCATCAATGCTAATGTCATACTATCACAAAAGTCGTCATGATCGCCATTAGGAAATGAAACTACTTCTTCGACCACTTCATCAGCAAACTTCTCATGCATCGGTGCCCATATCATACCAGCTTCAAACAATGGCGCAACCATGTGCATTCTCGTTACCTTATCGCTTCCTTTGCCCGGTGAGAACCCCAAAGCTGGAATACCACGAAGCCTTAATTCATCTATCAGCGGTGTACCCGTTGCTTTCGCCTCAACCAATACCATATCTGGCTCCCAATACTCGTGTTCCTCATAGGCTATCTCCTTTAATTCAGGGAAATTCCACCGACCACGTCTAGCATCCAGTAATATCGCGTTGTCTGGTCCACCTTCCTCTGGTTTAAAGATACCCCACGTCGTAATTGCAGAGTAATCCGCTGTTTGTTTCTTGGAAAACGCCGTATCGTACGCCTGTATGATGTAATCCAAGCTAGGAATCTTCTCTTTGTCCCAATCCTGCCACCATTCTCGCTTAACTATGGCCGATTCGGACGTAGTTGGCGTCTGTTGCCACTGTGCATTCCATTTTCCTACAGGAAGTGACGCCTTAATGGACAACAATGCGTCTTTTTCCCAAAATTCAGGCCACAATGGGTTGTCTGAGGGCAGAATTGCAGGAAATTCTACCACTTCCCACTGATCCGCCATGGTATCACCACCCTGTGCCGCCATCAAACGGCCTGTCAAGTCTTTTTTACCCCATCTCGTCATGACCAAGATGATAGATCCACCCGGTTGGAGACGCTGTCGAGGTCCAGACGTGTACCACTCGTACGCATTGTCGAACGCACTCTCACTTAGAGCGTCTTGTTCCGAATGTGGGTCGTCAATAATGAATAAATCCGCACCACGACCCGTAACCGCAGCACCAACACCAGCAGCAAAGTACTCACCACCCCTGTCTGTCTGCCATTTACCCGCACCTTTGTTGTCTTCCTTCAGGTTTGTGTCCGGAAAAATGTCTTTGTACGCTGGATCGTCTATTAAATCCCGAACCTTACGCCCAAATCGTACCGCCAACTCCGTATTGTGAGTCGCCTGAATGATCTTCAACTTAGGATTACGGCCCAAAAACCATGCTGGCATTAAGAAACTGGCAAATTCCGACTTCGAATGACGAGGCGGCATATTAATTATAAGCCTCTTGAGTTCCCCTCGTGCAACACGTTCAAGTTTTTCCGCAATAACCCTGTGATGCCGTCCCTCAATGAAGTTCTCATACACATGATGAGCAAAGGGCATGAACTTATCAATCGCCTCTTCACGTATATCTAACTTCTTCTTGGCCTCCGTAAGTGCCAAGATCTCCTTCAGTGCTTCCTCTGGAAGAGCTTGGAGATTCATGGTCCGTTAACTTGTTCTACTTGTTACAGGAGACAAGGACCCAAGACCACCCTGCGGTGGCATGTTTGCCTGTTGCATCGCCAATGGATTTACGTTTGCTGTAACTGTTGGGTTTAATTGACCCAAGGTCATGTTAGCAACTTGAGTATACGGAGATACCCCACTTGCCACTGGCATACTGCCTCCGGTTACTGTATCAGGGAACGGTGTTTTAAAAGGGTCCATAACACACTGATTGGTAGTCGGGTCCATCATGTATCCCTCTGGACATGGATCGTCTGGCTCTTTTCCTACAACCTCCGTAGAAGCTGGCCTGTCATCACTCGGCGAACCATGTAAGATAAGCTGCTGCTGATCTATAGCAGCCTGATTCCGCCTCTGCTGAACTTCCTTCATGTACTTATCAACTTGCTCCTGGGTCATGGATACACCGTCAGGACCAAACATTCGACCCCTTGGTTTGTACTCGTTACCCATCAAAGATCCAAGTGCCCCGCCACGGGCTACGACTCCCGCAATTCCAGTCGGAGCTTCCCCTGATCCAAATGGTGTTGCGCCCACAGCATTGGACAAACTACCAATGCCATACTTAAACTTTCCAGCTTCCGCAGCAGCTTCAGCCTCTTCCTTCGTAACATATCCGTCACCGTTACCGTAGGGATATGCATCAGCCTCCAAGCCACCACGAGATCCAAAGACCTGACCCGAGATCCCCGGACCACCGCCGTCCTGTATATCTATATCAGGCGGTATCCAAACATTCTGTTTGTTGTAGTATCCATATCCCAAGGCATTTGGTTTCTTGTTGCCACGCTTTTGTTTTACAGGTTTGGATGGGGTATTT